CTAGCGGCAAGGCCAATCTGCGCCTGCTAGAACACGGACAGGGGGGCCGTGAGCCGCTAACCCCCCAACTATTCTAGCAAATAGGTTTTATTATGATATTACGTCCTTACCAAGAGGTAGCCGTTTCTGACGCGTGTAACGCATTAGATAAGCACGGAAATACCCTTGTCGTTGCTCCTACAGGAGCTGGCAAAACAATTATGCTTTCAGCTCTAGTTGGTCAACGCCACAATAAGGGCAAAAGAATTCTAGTCATGCAACATCGTGACGAGCTTGTTAGGCAGAACAAGCAAAAGTTTGAGAAGGTTAATCCTTACATCACAACAAGCATTGTCAATGGTACAGTAAAGCATTGGGATGGCGAAGCTGTGTTCTCAATGGTTCAAACAATGTCGAGGAATAAAAACCTTAGAGATCGTCCTTTATTTGATATGATTGTTATTGACGAAGCACATCATGCGGCGGCTGACACTTATCGCAAGGTTATTGACGCGGTTCTTGAAGATAACGACAAAGCAGAGATCGTAGGATTTACAGCAACGCCAAATCGTGGCGATGGTAAAGCTTTGCGGTCTGTATTTAATAACTGCTCTCACCAAATTGAATTAGCTACTTTAATCCGTGAAGGCTTTTTAGTTCGTCCTAAATCATTCGTGATTGATCTTGGAGTAGGCGAACAACTTGAAAACGTTACTAAGCGTGGCAAAGAATATGACATGGAAGAGGTTGCGGCGATCATGGATCGTCAGGTTATTAATGATCGTATCGTACAAGAGTGGAAAGAGAAGGCAGGAGATCGCAAGACCGTTGTGTTTTGTTCTACAGTTTTACACGCTGAACACGTATGCGAAGCTTTCCTAAACGCTGGAATTAAGGCAAATTTCGTAATTGGAGAAACACCAAAAGACGAACGAGCCGCGATGCTGCACGATCTTGAGTTTGGTGACACGCAGGTAATTGTGAATGTTATGGTGCTGACAGAAGGATTTGATGCTCCGCCTGTGTCCTGTATCATTCTAACTAGACCATGCTCACAAAAAGGCACAATGGTGCAGATGATTGGGCGTGGTTTGCGCATTCTTGATCCTGAGTTATACCCAAATACGATTAAGACCGATTGCGTTGTCATGGACTTTGGCACATCTATACTTACTCATGGAGCTTTAGATGAAACTGCAAACCTAGATGGAAGACCCAAAGACCCGGACGCCGAAGCGCCAACAAAAAAATGTCCAGAATGTGATAGCGAAGTTCCTTTAAATATTCGCGTATGTCCAATCTGTGAATATGAGTTCCAAAATAAAATCAAAGAAGAATTAGATAGCTTCGTTATGACTGAGTATGACCTGATGCAGATGTCTCCGTTTATGTGGATTGATGCGTTTGGAAATGGAAACGCTATGATGGCTATGGGCTTCAGTGGGTTTACTTTGGTAGGTAATATCGGAGAATACTGGATAGCCATCGTCAAGGCTCAGAATGGGCGTCCTAGAGTGGTTTCTATCGGTGATAAAGTACAAGCTATGGCAGCAGGTGATGATTTTCTCCGTGAGATTGAAGATAGCAACGCGGCTAACAAAAGTAAGCGTTGGTTAAATCAAGCGGCTACTGACAAGCAAAAGGATCATTTGCGTAGAAACGGCGTACAAATTAGCGCGATTGATTTCTCTTGGACTAAGTATAAGGCAGGATGTTGTTTGAGCTACTATTGGAATAAACAAAAGATTGATAAGATAATTTTCGAAAGAATAAAGCTGATGGAGATACAAGATGAATAGAAGCGAAATACTAAACACAGCTAAATTATACGTCACAAAAGACCGCGCATCTGATCATGGTGATATGGAAAGCAATTTTACTATGATTGCAGAATTATGGTCAATTTACTTAGGTGTAATTGTAAAGCCACATGACGTAGGTGTTATGATGAACCTCCTAAAAGTGGCACGCATTAAGTCTAACCCTAAACACTCTGACAACTGGGTGGATGGTGCAGGTTATATGGCATGTGGTGGTGAATTAGCCACACGGGAGTTATGATGCCAAGATTCGAAATGTATCTTATGCTTGCGCAGAAAAAAGAAGGTAACATTGAAACTTCTGAGTATGAAATAGTGTGCTGGGTCGATGACTCAAGCAACTTAAAAGAAATCCAATCAGTGGCTAATGAAGTGATTAATGATCACATAGAACGCGCTGAAAACCTTTTGCTGTTCGGGACTGCAAGCGTAAGGGTAAAGGGCAATGAAGTCTTAACTATTGGTTTTAGAAACAGTGAAGCAGATTCCGAAGAAATAGACGAAGCTATAGATTTGTTCGGTTTGCATGAAGGGGAGACGATACATTGACAGCAGCAAGTAACGCGCCATCCGCGCAAAAGCCACTAAAAGAGTTGGCATTTATATTAAGTAAATTTGGTTGGAATAAAAGGTTTTGCGATCTTACAGAAGAAGAAGTTCACACACTAATATTTGCCATACAAGAATCAACACCGCTAGATAAGGAGATTAAAATTGGGACACTCGAAGAAACCTACTATAAGTCAACAGGCACTTGGCCTTCTACTTCAATCCCATTCTAATGAAAATCCTATCGCAAATAATATTAAAGAAGCTGTAGATAATGCTATTGTAGCTAATGAAAGCAAGCGAGAACGCCGTTCTTATATCGGTGCGTCAAGCATTGGTGATGAGTGTCAGCGCAAGATACAGTATAGATATTTAAATTATACGATTGATGAAGACAAAGCATTTACTGCAAGAACTTTGCGTATATTCCAGTTCGGTCACGAGATTGAAGATTACGCGTCTAAATGGATAAAAGATGCAGGGTTTGATCTGCGAACTGAGCAGTCAGATGGTAAGCAGTTTGGATTTTCTATAGCTGATGGCGAAATAAAAGGTCACATAGATGGTGTTGTATGTGATGGTCCAGTTGCAATGGGCTATCCTTCCTTATGGGAATGTAAGTCAGCAAACGACAATAAGTTTAAGGCTTTTGTTCGGCATGGCGTTGCTAAAGCAAACCCAGTATATGCTACACAACTTGCGCTTTATCAAACATATATGGAGCTTCACGAAAACCCAGCTTTGTTTACTGTGGTGAATAAAAACACTTCAGAAGTTTATTACGAACTTGTTCCATATGATAAAAAATTAGCTCAACAGGCAAGCGACAAGGCAGTGAACATATTGACTGCCGCGAAAGCAGGTGACATTCTGCCTCGTATTGCTCATAGCAAAGACTTTTTTCTTTGTAAGTTTTGTGAGTTTACAGAAACTTGCTGGGGAGCTAATCAATGAATATAATGAGTTTTGGCAAGTCACCAAGGGATGTGGCGGAACGTATTTCTAAGGAAGTACCTCGTAGTATACAGCTACAGACGCTTATAGATACATATCCACAAGGTGTTCAAAGGGGTAAAGAATTCTATATAGGATCACTGCGCGGCGAAGCTGGCAGGTCTATGGTTATTAATATAGATCAAAGTAGTCCGTGGTTTCTTACAGGTAAAGACTTTGAATCTGGTGATGGCATTGGTGGTATCTGTAAGGTTTTAAAAGAAGGTAGAGGCTATACTTTAAAAGAGTGCTTCGATCTATTTGAGGTCTATGTGCAGCCTGACTATGTAGCTCCACCTGATAACATTGTTAAGCCGAACAATCCGTCTAACTTTGCTGTTACAACTGCTCAAAGTGGATTCTCAAAACCCGAACAAAAGAAAAACATTAACCCAAGCACAGATTTTGAGGACGAATATAACTATACTGATGAGAATGGTGTAGTCATTGTGTCTGTAAGAAAATACTTTGAGCGTGACTTAACTGGAGAAATTATCCGGGATGATTTGGGTAAGCCTAAAAAGCAGTTCCGTCAATTCATGGAAGGTCGCCAAGGTATTCCAGAACCCAGACCATTATATAATATTCCGAACATTTTAGGTTCAGATAAAGTTATATGGGTAGAAGGCGAAAAGTGCGCAGATGCTTTGAATGCTATTGGATACAATGCAACATGCACCATAGGTGGTGCTGGTATGTTGTCAGAAAACACATCACACAAGTTTGATTTCTCTCCTATGAAGGGCAAGAATGTAATTCTATGGCCTGATAATGATGATGCTGGCAAGAAGCTTGCCGCACTTGTAGAAAAAAACGTTAAGCTTGCTGGTGCAAAAACAGTTATGATGCTTAAAATACCATCAACCAAGCCAGAGAAGTGGGACGCTGCTGATGCTATAGATGAAGAATTTAACATTACAAAGATGTTAAGGAAGAATGAGCGAAGCGTAAAGAAACCAATCAATCTGCTTGATGAAAGCCTTTTGATTAATGAATACTTTGTTGGCTCCGCTCCAACACAAAGCTTTTTAATCGGTGATACTATACCTCTTGGAGTTCCATGTGTATTTGCCGCCGCTGGTGATAGTGGTAAAGGCATGATGACGCTAGACTTAGCAATGAAAGTTGCATCTGGAACGTCTATGCAAAGTGCGTTTGGGGGTTTAGTTGCCCAACATGGCGATGTAATTCTAATTACTGCGGAAGATGATAAAGACGAGATGCACAGACGTATTGCGCGACTTGATCCTAAAAAATCTCGCGAAACATATAGCCACAAACTTCGCATATTGCCATTGCCAAACC